CTTCATTGTATTGGAAATATTTCTTAAATCTATCATTGTCTGGGTTGCAAAAAAACTTGTCTGTTATGACACTTCTTGTTTTGATATGTTTAGATTTATGTTTAACAAAATATTGTGTGGTTGCTAGGAAAAAGTCTGTTGGCAAAATGTCCTGCATACCTAACATCATGTAAAAGTATTTTTCTGGATTAGATCTTGGAGCCCATTTTCTACAGTCTAATGTCAAATAATATGTGTCAAACTTCTCTGAACGGTATTCAAAACATTTCCTATGGATAAGACCTGCTCGTCTTGCAGATGGTACACTAATTATTTCATTGTCTATGAAACCGCAGATTACTTTGAACAGTTTTTCTATTGGTGCTTGATACAATTTTGTATTGAAATCCATAACATAAATTTCACGACCACCTCCTCTTTGACTTTTATCCACTACATGCATTACAACTTGTTTCAAATCATTTTTTGATTGTTCTGTCAAAAAAGTTTCATTGAGTGATCTTAGCTGCTTGTGTATCAATTTCAAATCATTACTCAACAGTATGTCCTCAATTTGGGCAAAATTTTGTTCTAGAATCTTTTTGTAAACTATATAATAACCTTTATGACCAAAGAAATCCTTTCCTTGATACCTTAGGCCTTTATTACTTGCCATGGAGTCTAATGGTTCATCTAAAATGTTAGACCACTTAATATTCAAATGATTCGATGCATTTTTATTCCTTAACTCTGCAGAAAGAAACTTTCCAACATTATAGCAAGCTTCAGGACAGAAACCGAAATCATCATTCACCAAAGAATCTCTATCGAATTGTGATCTGATGTCATAGATGTGGCTTCTACTGTCTTCCATGAAATCTTGATGTGTTTCCATGATCTTTTTCAAATTCACAACCTGCTCAACACTCTGATCATAAGCTCCTCTAGTCATCATATACGTAGAATAGATAACGTAAACTAAATCATCAATATTGCCAATTCTTCTCATTAAAAAAGGGTGATGCACTTTAATTTGTTCAAAAGTGATGATGTCATTGGAGCTGTGTTGTGCCCATGATCTGATAGTTTCGAAATATTTCAGATAATTCTCTTTTAATCCTCTCAATATTGCATAATCAAATGCAGAATATGTTGGTGCTGCAAACTCCATAAGCATTGTATGAACTTGAGAATACTCACTTATCGGATTAACGCAGAGGTATCTTAAGTTATGCAGAATTATCTCTGTTTTCCTTCTATTATGGAACAATAACAAGGTAGGAAAGGATACCAATTCATGACTGACATTTGAACTATATTTTTCTCTCAAACTTGTATAATTCGCCAATAATTTGTAAGGTGCTGCAAGCATGTCGAATAAATGCTGTTGATTTAATTGCATCCACGGAGTCTCATCAAATACCTTGTTGTTCATGTAGTGACAATTGGGGTTCCATTGAGGCAATCCTTCTAAACCAGGATATACCAATTTAAAGATTTTTGTTTTCCTAGTAGTGGTTATTTTCTTGCCTCCTTTAACAAAAAGAATAACATCAGACAATCCCAGATTGTCGATTTTCATGTATTTGGAGTTAAATGTCTGGTTAGACAATGCCAGTAAAGTGTAAGCTAGTCTGGCAAGAAAAACAGTATTATTGAATAAGTTGCTCTTTTTTAATGAAGCATGGTTCTCCATTAATTCTTCTAAACATTGTTCTTTCATTTGTTTGAAAATAGGTGCTTCAAAGTCATTAGCAGGATATTCAAAATTCATATGAATTTCTCTGTTGACCATCTTTAATTCATCTATCAGTTCAGTTATGTCAAGCTGTTTTCCCTTATACAACTTATAACCTCGATTTGATGTCCAATTTGTCTCAGTTTTGAATAAATTCAACTCATCTTGTGTCAACCTAATTCCTTTACTAGTAGTCTTATCTATAGCTCGAGTGTAATTCAATTGAGCTTGAATCATCTCCTTCTTACTCTCCTGTAATTTCTGAGGGTCTCTGCTTCTCAGCAATGCTAATTTGAATTTAATTTCTGTAAGGTCTGACACATCAGTCTTCAACAAGCGATAAAATTCAGAGACTTTTTCTTTGTACTTTAACTTTAACGATATGTTTGCATCATCATTTTCAACTTCATTTGAATCATATTTCATCATTGATCTTCTAGAGAAGACAACTTTAGCCACTGTCGAATGTAATCTTTCTATTTGCAAAGACCTCAATGTAGGTCCTAAATTATATTCAAGGTCTGTGGTTAATCCGCTATCTATTAGAGTTAGAAAAGATCTACGGGGGTTAATTGCAACTTGAACACCCATAATTTTGCTATCATAATATGTATCAAGCTTATTTGAAAACAACTTCAAAGAATCCAGTATTTTGTCCTGTGAACAAGTTATATTTATTCCAGCCACAGTGTTTTGCATTATCAATTCATCAAAT